GGAATTTCAAGAGATTTACGGACAACCCACAAATGCCGCAGAGAGATATTTTTATCATAGCACAAAGCAAGCTTTTGCTAGCGACGCTAATATTCTCGTTTCTAGACTACCATACGGTGCTGGTGATGCGACGTTGGTTGATCAATATAGTGCTTTAGTATATCCTGTTAGAGGTGTTGCAACATCAAGAATTTCTAGTATCGTTGCAGCGGGAACCCAAGTACTAATGCTCACCAGTAATGATGCCTCTTTTGCTACTGCCGGTAACTGGACAGCTGGTGGTGCAGCGACAGTAACGGGTAACTACGATAGTGGTGACACAGATCACACTGAAACGTTAAGAATTGAAGCTGGAGACACGGGTAATGAATTCGCGGAAATAGCACAAGCAAAACTAAATGTTGATGGAACCGGTACGACCGGTGCGCTCATCGAAAATCACACCTACAAACTTACTTTTAATTATAAGTGGATCTCTAAAACCAATGACAAGGACGGTAAAGTTGTGCTTGGTCCTATTGAAGGTGCTGGAATGACTAATGAGAATGAAGGTGTATGGACAGCATATGAAGATAGCATAACCGTTGTTGGTGTACCAACCGGATCCTTGAAAATTTACGTTAGTACGACCAGTGGCAGCGCCACCGATGAAATTTTAATAGATGACATTCAACTAGTCGATATCACTGCCCAACCCCCGACTAAAGTTACAATTACCACTGGTAAAGGTGCCGTGGCGATTGGTGATGGAGCCAACCTCAACAAACCCTTTATTGCTGAAATCGTATCAAAAGATGCAGATAATAACGTTAAATACACATCTGTTTCTGCTCGAGCTGACTATCCTTCTTCGGGTGGCGTAGTATCAATCGATACTACCGCCGCTCAGACTACATTAGATACCCTTGCAGGCGATACTATTTTAGCATCTGCTGTCGTTTCAGCTGGTGATACTTCAGTTACAACTGCAGGATCGGCAGATAATTTATGCGCAATTGATGCTGATCTTGGATATGACTATTTTATTGTTGGAAATCCGTTTCATGTTGAATTAACTCGATCGGAGTATATAGGTCTTGCAGAAGAGAATATTACATGGGAAGACACTACTGCTCTCAATGCCTATACAACACCAGCTCATATAGCTTCATCTGGTATTGTTGTTTTAAATAAAGCTAAATTATCTATTAATAATAGCTTTGAGGGTCATTACGTAGGGCTAACAGATAACAGTAACTTATCTCCTGCCTCGGATTATGATACTATTAAGACTATTCGCACCATAACAAGTGTTGGTCATAAGAACGCTAGTAATTATGCAACAGTACCAACATCTAGATATTCTTTTCCATTAAGTTCAGTATCTACAAGTGATAAAGATAGTACTAGTAGGACTTTAGAAAATGTATCTAAATTTGATCTTGACGGTGGTCAATTTATCGATACTATTTCATTAGGTCTATTTAAAGTCAGAATTACGCCATTTGCTAATACTGATTTAGAATTAACTAATTTCCTCGCAGAAGGATATGCTGGATCACTTAATTCATATAGAAAAATTCAAAACGAGAACGGCGGAGAAAGAAATTCATTTTTCCTTGAAGATCTTGATAATAAGTCTCCTAATATTAAAATTTTAATTAATCCAAAAATCTCTAAAGACTTAGGAGACTGGACATCAACAGATGGAGATGCTCCGACAAAATTTGTAAGGGCAACGGGTACAAATACAAATGCAGCTATAGCTGCTAAAGTTATTCCTACCTTAGGGAGTGCGACCCAGTATGACGAAACTCCTGGATTATATTCAATTGGTGTATATGCAGACGTCAACACTAATTCTGATTCGAAGAACATCGGTAGTGTACCTGATAAGTTAGATCGTGTATTTAATATTGCTTCTAATGTAGATTTATTTGATATCGACGTATCTGTTGAAGCTGGATTAGGAACAGTGTGGGCAGTTGGTAAGAATCAAACTCTTAGTGCATATGATGATACAAAATACGTTGATGTTGACGGGAGTGGTACTGGTTTTTATCAAACTAGCGATAACATGACAGGCGCTGCTCAAATAGCAATTAGAGACAATTACAGAACTATTTTTAATAAGTTTGAATCATTTGCCGCACAAACAAGAAAAGATCATATCTTTATTGCTGATGTCTTAAGACCATTAGTAGTGCAAGGCAATAACGGCAAAGTATTAGACGATAAAGATAAAAACTTTAGTAAGCATGTATATTGGCCTTTAAGACATCAATTTGGTGTTGCTAATAGTAACTATGCTACAGCTTATGGAACTTGGGCGAAAGTCGGCGACGGTGCCAGCGGTAAACAAGTATGGATTCCGTTCTCTGGAGTTGCTGCGAAAATATACGCACGAAACGATGCTTCATATGCACCTTGGTATGCACCTGCAGGATTTAATCGTGGTGTTGTTACTGGTGTAAATGATATTGCAGTAAGCCCGACACAACGTCAAAGAGATCAATTATATAGGATTGCGATTAATCCTGTTACACAATTCCCAGGTGAAGGGATTGTTATATTTGGTCAAAAGACTTTACAACGTAAACCTACGGCATTTGATAGAATTAACGTTCGTAGATTGTTCCTCGATTTAGAGAAAAGAACAAGAGAGACATTGAAATTCTTCATCTTTGAACCTAATACGTTCTTAACAAGAACCAAAGTTGTTAATACACTAACACCAATGTTCGAAAACTGTAAACAAACAGAAGGGGTATATGACTACCTTATTGTTTGTGATGACCGAAATAACCCTAATAGTGTTATCGAACAGAATGAGCTAAGAGTAGATATCTATTTGAAGCCAGTTCGCGCTGCAGAGTTTATATTGGTTAACTTTTACGCGGTGAACAACGATGTTAATTTCCAGGAGATAGTTGGACAATAAATTAAAGTAAACACTAAATAATTATAACATCATGGCTGATATTAAACAAACAATTCAAGATTTTTATAAGGTAGCTCAAACGAGAGACTTTGCACGTGACTTTCAATTCCGCGTATTAGACGTCGCCAATAAAGGCACCCCGGTTTTTACTGAAGATGACTTAGTATATGCTACGACTGCCACTTTACCTGGTAAAACTATTGCGACAAAGGATGTTCCTTATAACGGGTTTACATTTAGAATTCCCGGTACAGTTTCATATAATGCCAGCGATGCATTTACAATTGATTTTTATTGCGATGCGACGACTAACTCTCGCATTGCAATGGAAAATTGGATAACTGAAACTTATAATGATGAAACCACAACTGGTGATGGTATACTTCATAATAATAGTACAATAACATTAGTTCAATTAAATACTAAATTTGAACCAATGCGTACATATAAACTTCATGGAGTATTTCCAACAGACTGTGGTGATATTAGTTATTCAATGTCTGGTGATGGGGAAGTTGCTACAGTAACTATTACTATGGCATATCAATTCTTTAGGAGAGATCCTGCCATACGTGGTACTGTTAATGCTATTGGTAAATTAGCTGGGGCCGTATTAGGTTAATTGCCTTAAATATTTACATGGCAGTTTTACAGAGCTCTAATGTAAGAGATCTTAGACAAAAGTTCTATGAACTATTAACTGATTTTGCAACTTTCCCTGCTGCACAAAATTTCTTTTTAGTCAATTTTGCTTCGCTACCTAATTCTGTTTTAAACGAAAAAGAAGTAAATAAATTAGGTATACGACCTGGTAATGCATTTAAAACAGGTTTAGATTTTGCAAAAAATTATATCTTTGAGCCATTTTTTGGCGGTGGACATAGTTGGATGTTTTTAGCAACTGGTGTTGATCTTACAACGGAAACTACAACTGTAAATAATAAAGGTACATTAATCAACGGATTATTACCAGTAGGTCCATTTATGGAGTCAAGAGAATATCCTGATAATGATTTAGATATACAATTCTCCGAAACTAATATAAGTATTATAGATAGTATATTTAGATCATGGATTCAATTATATAGTGTATATGGTAATATAGGTGAACCAATGTTATCAACAGATGTTTCAATATATTTTCTATCAAAACAAAAATCTCATCTTAAAAACAATCCACCGTCAGTCAACCCTATAGAAAATCATCCAGGATTTTCTTCGAATAAGTTTTATGAACACAATAGTCCACCACTAGTTACAAAGATTTATACATATAAAGATTGTATTCCATATACAATAAAATCAGCAAATGTTGGACAATATAACGGGGATGTAGAAATAGGGTCAGTAGCTGTTGGTTTTCGGTTTTCTAAATATGATGTTCATATACCAGCCAACCCAGAAGCGGCAGCGACACCCAGTGATTCTGATCGTCCTGAATGGTCGGATGATTACGATGGCCTAGGGTTTGGTGGTAATATAGGAGCCGGTCTTGACGAGGCACGAAGAGCAGATGAAATTATCTTAAGACAAAGTATCCCGGAAGAAGCTTTAAAAGGAAGAAGTGGAGATATATATTACGATTATACTGGTCCACAACCTTATGAATATCCATGGTTACTCGGAGAGGATTCAATTGCAACTGATCCATTAACTGATTCACTTGTTCCAAAACCACTCAGCCCGTACGAATCCGAAGACGATTCTGAAGATATAACGACCACTCATTGGACTGGTATCGGTGTCGAGACTCCAACCGTAACAGACGATCCTCTAAAATCATTTGTTCCGCCGAATATTCAGAAAGGTCTACGAGCAGGAGAAGATCCTAAGGAAGAAGAAGATGAAGATCCTGGTCAATAAATATGATAAGTTATAACGACGTTTTAGAAATTTCTAAA